AACCCCCCCCCCGCTTAAATCCATGGTGACCTTTGCGTCTCTTAAACGCTTCCGCATGCACTACGGAATGCCTTGGATGGGCATGATTTGTATCTAGTGTTAGTAAATGTATGTAGTTTCGTTTTTGGAGGGGCTTCGCTACCAGGGCCTGGCAACACCACCGTAAATGTAAGTTCCTCCTATGGCAAGATCTAGGTGAGATACTTTCAGGCCTCTCAGTCGGCAGAGACGCGGTGTTCAACGTCCCTACGTGGTCCTCTCGTGGCTCCAATTGGAGAATCTGCAGGTCACCATGGTAATACAACCACTACCCACATATCCCATTTGAAGCCGCCCACGCCCTGTTATCTTGTTCCTTAGGGTTCTTCCTACACTTGCGGCAGGCAGCTGACTAGGCTGTGTTGCTCGCGCGCAGGAGCCGGTAGAAAAATTTTTGTTTTCTGCATAATGCAATTTCGTGTCTTGGCAAATCTTCACCCAAACGCTGAGACGCTGGGTACCTCTTACTTCCAAAACTTTACCATCATATGTGTTTAAATGCCGTCAACCGCCAGCTATTTGAAACTGTCGCTTAACTGCCTTCTCCGCCAAATGCATCATTAATTTTGGCCCTGACTTTTCAGCCAAGTCCATGACGCCATTGCCCAAAGCAGATCCCACCCGCTGTACGCGGTCCCAGTACCCCAGCGTTGACGGCTGGTGGTAAGTATGGGTCGCATAAGCAGGGCTGCTCGGGTCAAACCTCACGCGCCACTCACAGCAAACCATGAACTGCAAATCGACGTAGTTGGGGTTGTACACAAAAATAGGTGCAAACCCGTCGTACATCAATGCGTCATCTCCCCATGTGAATGATCCATCCGCGCTAAGTGACATTGTACGGAAATCCGACAGTGCGTTAATGTCGTAGGGCACTGCATCTACCTTTACCCCACGCATGGCCAAGCGGCCTGCGGCACACAACTCGGGTGTGGAATACGACACCAGCGCTTGGGCCAGCTGTTCGTACGTTCGTGTGTCCCCACCGGGGTTCAGCATTTGCTTAGCCCGTCCAATATATACCATACCAGACGTGGTTTGCAAAGCTTCAGGGTTCATAATTTTTACCGTATAAGCTGCTGGGGTTACCTTGACATTGTTCCATGCCCAGCTCCCAGGGCCCATACTTTCAAATGTGCGCCTGATAGTAGCTTCGGACTGGTTTACGGCATGGTCAGCCCGACCTGCCCAATTACCCGCCCCACTACTAAGAGCACATATATTACTCCAAGCCTGGTTGCCAACTGCATCCTTGGCCATCATTGGTCCAAAGAGGTTGAATTGGCTATTGCTTGAAAATATTTCCGTTGTTCTGACGACGGAATAATCACCCACAGCACGAGGGAGAGGAACGTGATTTGTATCAAACGCATCAAGTCCTTTGGCGATGGCCTGCGGCTTAGCAGTGTCCCCGTAAGCGTTGTTAACGCTGAGAGCGACGGACTGCGTAATACCGCGGAAGCCCCGCGTGGGGGTTCTCTTTGCGATAACGCTCCTACTCCTTCCACCCCTGTTCCTATTCTTCCCTCCTCTGCCTCCATTGTTTCTCTTCACCATGTGTTTCTCTCTTCTATGTATCTATGAAACACCCCTGAGTGGTTCATGCCGCGATATTCATCCTGTAAACTCAAACTCCAAGCATAGGTGCTAAACAAACAACTGATGTGATAGGATACTACGACCTATGCATCTAACCAAATGGTCCCCATAACAGCCGGCTTGCCGACTGTCCTATTTAACTTACCTGGTACGCACATGGCCACAATGTTGTAGCAACATTATGTACATGTGCCCCAAGTCCGTAGGAATCGTAAAGGAGACCACGGTACACGACCTAGATTGTTGTCAGCCCGCAACTTAAGGCAATATTCTCTGATAAGTTGCGCACACCTTTGTAGCTCATTGTTTTTATTTCACATTCCATCGCGATTTGCATAGATGGAGGGTAGTTAAAAGCTTTGAAAAACGACACCCTCGTATCGTCACTAATTTGTCCAACGAAGTCACCTCTCACTCGCGGCGTCTTGCTCAGTCTCAAGAATCCTGAATCAGCCAAAATGGCAGAGCGGCCCGCATTGCTATCAACCCCCTCTCTCTTGTAAACTTTGTATAGCTCACCAAAGATAGGCATGTCTCCATACAATGCATGACCTCCAACCCCCACCTGATACGACCATTGCCTAAATCCTAACTCAGTGCTCACCGACAGGCTCAGAGCGTCCTTGGCGAACGCTGCTGATGGTTGCCTGCACATCACCCAAGTGTCTGTCTCAGCATCTACCAGTATCGGCTGCATTTGACAGAACACGCACTCCTCGAATTCAAACACCGGCTGTTCCACTTCCATCTCGAATCCATATCGCAAAAACCAGTCAGATAGACCCACTAACTTATACAGGTCACTCTTCTCCATAAAGATCAGGCAGTCGTCGCCGTTATTAGCCAACTCTGCATTCACACCGATGCCCCTCAAATATTCCCTAACCAACGAACACATGATGATACAATTCCCGAGAGAGGTGTTCATGTCACCACTCGCCCGGGTACCACTCACCTTGTAAGAAAGTTTGTGGCCATCAACAAACGCAAATCCTTCATTCTCCAGTTGCACTTTCAACAGTGCCACCAACTCTGGATGATAGTCAAATATACG